ATTGAAGGGGCAGCGGCATGATGTTCGCTCATCGCCGCTTCAAATCCTACTCACCGGGCAAGGTTGATTCCCGCATCAATGAGGCAGGGGCCTTCCTCAAGGTGTGCCGCGACCCTCATACGGTCTCGGTTTCGACACTCGCCAGTCAATTCAATCTGAAACTCGACACGGCGCGCACGCTTGTCGAATATGAAAAGGCGCGCCGCAATGGCCGAGATTGACATTCAATCTGCATTCCGTGGGCGACTGCGCTATATCGCTCCGTCCGTCGTTATGGTTGCAATCCCGAATGCTGGGAAGCGCACGGTGTGGCAGCAGCGGCAGGTGAAGCGCGAGGGCATTTCGAGTGGGTTTCCTGACTGCATTTGCATGTGGCCAGGCGGCATCGCCTTTATCGAGTTCAAAACTCCGAAAGGTCGCATTTCCGATAATCAGCGCGAATGGCTCGACCGGCTTACAGGCTGGGGATTCCGCGCGAGTGTTGCCCGCTCGGCTGATGAGGCGTTCGACTTTCTGCGTGAATGCGGAGCGCCAGTCGTAGGGCGGGCGGCATGAAAGCCATCGGCAGCGTAGCTAAGCAACTGGTTGAACTTGCTATCATGCAAGGCACCCCATCCGAGCGCAAAGAACGCATTCTGATCGCGCGCGAAGAGGGTGTTTTCACCGACCAAGAGGCCGCCGACTGGCTTCGTATTCTCGACGTGGAGGCGGCATGATCGACGAAATCACAGATTTCATCGCATATATGGAAGCCTCCGATGTTAGGCCCGTGGAACCTATTGCGCAGCGCCTAGCGACGGGTGCGCTGATCCGATTCCGCTGCGAGGGTGATGGACCTAACCGGCAAAACGGCTGGGCGATCCTCTATGTCGATGACCGCCCGGCTGGGGCATTTGGGAACTATCGGCTCAATACCGGGACTATTAAGTGGAAGTCTGGAGAGGCACGCGCACTGTCGCCCGCTGAACGAGAGGCGCTCCAGCGCGAATGGAATGAGGCCAAAGCACAGCGCGAGGCTGAAAAGCGTTCATCTGAGCGCCAAGTCTCGCTTGATGCCGCTGAAATCTGGATGTGTGCACAGCCCGCATCCGCCGATCACCCATATGCGGCGCGCAAGCAACTTGACGTCACAGGCATCAAGCAACGTAGCGACTATCTCCTGGTCCCGATGTTCGACACTGAGGGCGCACTTTGGAATATTCAGCGCATATCACCAAGCGGTGAGAAGCGGTTTCTCAAGGGCGGGCGTGTTGATGACCTGTTTTGTATTATTGGTGACTTTACGGCCCTAGGGCAGCGTTGCGTCATCGGTGAGGGCTATTCGACCTGCAATGCCATCTGGCAGGCGTCTGGTGATCCGTGTGTTGTCGCCTTCACTGCAAAGAACCTGATCCGCGTTGCGCGGCTCTGGAAGGAATTGCGGCCCGATCTTGGCTTTGTGATCTTTGCCGATGATGACGAGGCCACTGCCCAACGGGAAATTGAGCGTGGCAAGCCATATCGCAACGTCGGGATAGAAGCCGCTGAGGCTGCTGCTCTGGAAATCGGCGCAAAGGTCGCCATACCAATTGGGAAGGCGGCGTGAAGGTGGGAGACAATCGGGACGCCAACGATGACTTTGTTCAATTTGGCTCTGCATCGGTGCGCGCGGCTCTTGATGCTGCGCGGTGGCCTGGACCTCCAACGCCTCCGATAAGCTGCTATGAGGACGACTATGCAGCACAGATTGGCGGGCAAGATGCTCCACAAGCCTCTCCGGCACCCGTCAAGGCGTCGTCATTTGTATGGCGCTCTGAAAGCGACATCCCGCCCCGTAAGTGGCTTTATGGCCGTCACCTGCTGCGCAAGTTCATTTCGGTGGACGTTGCAGCTGGTGGCGTTGGCAAGTCATCCGTAAAGATTGGTGAGGCGCTCGCTATGGCGTCAAATCAGCCGCTCTATGGCAAGGAAATCGGTGAAGGGCCGCTAACGGTTTGGCTCTATAATCTTGAAGACCCGATGGAGGAAACCGAACGCCGCCTTCATGCAACGGCAAAGCGGTTTTCCATAACTCCTGATGACGTAGCAGGGCGGCTCTATGTGGACAGCGGGCGCGATCAGCCCTGCGTTGTAGCCGAAGAGACAATTAACGGGACGCGCATTATTCGGCCCGTGGTGGATTCGATCATTGAGGAACTCACCTCCAAGCAGATCGACGTCCTTATCCTTGATCCGTTTGTTTCGAGCCACGCCCTGAGTGAAAACGACAACCGCGCAATGGACATGGTAGTCAAAGAGTGGGCGCGTATTGCGGACGCCTGCAACTGCTCAATCAACCTCGTGCACCATGTTCGGAAGGCGAACGGAACTGAAACGTCCACAGATTCTGCACGTGGCGCAAAGTCGATTACCGATGCGGCGAGATCTGTGGTCGTCTATAACCGGATGACAAAGGACGAGGCTGAAGCCGCTGGTATTCCGCCGAATGAAGCGGTTTTCCATTTCCGTACACAGAACGACAAAGCGAACCTTGCGCCCGCCGATAAGGCCGACTGGTTCCGCATGAATAATGTCGATCTCGATAATGGCGATAAGGTGGGCGTGGCCTGTCCTTGGTCGTGGCCCGATCTCTTCTCAGGAATCTCTCTCGATAAAACACGGCAAGTCCAGAAGGCCGTTAGCGGGGGCAAATATCAACTGGACATCCGCTCACGCAAGCAATGGGTCGGCAACATCATTTCCGGCATTTTGGGAATGGACCCTGCGGACGACAAGAAGCGGCTTCAAAGTATCATCAAAGAGTGGATAAAAAACGACGTACTGCGCACCTACACTGATTTGAATGACCATCGGGAGGAGCGCCAGTTCGTAGAAGTCGGGAAGTGGGTCGACGAATGAAAAATCCTTTGAAATCAATGTTGCCGTGTTTGCGAATGCAACTTCGCGGCAAAACACGGCAAAGTGTTCAGAAGGTTGCGGCATACTCGGCGGAGTTTGTGAATTCAGATAGGAAAGTCGAGAAAACGGCAGAAAACCGTCTGCCGTGTTTACTCGAAAAGACCACGGCAAAACACGGCAAAACACGGCAAAACACGGCAAGCGAGGGCCGTTGCCGTGGTGGTATATATAACCCCCTAAAGGGGGTATATATAACCACAAACACGGCAGCCCTCGGACCGTTGCTTGGGTCACGGCAAGTCACCTCAACGCGAGGTGCAGCATGAAGCCCTATTCGCCACCATCCAGACATTCCGCACTTCAATCCGCTCTCAATCTCATTGCCGATCTGGAAACCATCTCCACCACGCGCGAACTATCTCTTGGCGAGTCTGAGCGCCTTGAACGGGCAATTCAGCGCGCCAACCGTCTCGACAATACCCATGCCCGTCTATTTCGCCCCTGGACGCCCTCAGACGACCATAAGCTGGCCTATCTGGTGTCAGTGTCCAGAACTGCCGACGACATCGCCACGCAGCTTGACAGGACGTCTCACGCGGTTCGGCGGCGCATCCACAAACTGAAACGGCACGGCATGATTGAACGAACCGACCGTCGCAAACTCAGATACGCCGAACAAGGGTTCAAATGCGGCGGCGATGATGACGGGATAGGAGGTTAGGTTATGGCTGAGACATGGCGCACCCCTGAAATCGCTGAGACGATCATTGAAGGGCTGTCAGAGGGCATCCCGCTTCGTCAATTGGCGAGGTTGCACGGGTTTTCAAAGTCCGCATTCTACGATTGGGTGAAGGATGATGAAGAGTTCGCTGGACGCATCGCGCGTGCGCGCGACGAAGGCTTTGATGCCATCGCCGAAGAGGCTCTTGAAATCGCTGATGACGGCTCGAACGACTGGATGGAGCGCGAAGGACGGACAATCGTTGACAGCGATCATGTGCAGCGTTCGCGCCTGCGGATCGACACTCGCCTGAAGCTGCTCGCCAAATGGAATCCGAAAAAATACGGCGACAAGCAACTCATCGGGTCCGACCCTGAAAATCCGATACCGCAGGGCTTCACGGTCAATTTCGTCAAGGCGACTAAGTGACAGGCGTTCTCGACCTTCCAGACTACGCAGAAACGCTCTGGCAGCCTTTTAGACACCTTGGGCTGCATGGAGGGCGCGGTGCAGGGAAATCGCGCACAGTGGCGACCGCGCTCGTCCTGCAAGCGATGGAGGGGCATCAACGGGTGCTGTGCGGGCGCGAGGTGCAGAAATCCATCAAGGATTCCGTGAAGCGCCTAATTGACGACGAAATTCAGCGCCTTGGCCTGTCCAGCGTGTTCGATAGCGTCGAGACGGAAATACGTGGCCCCAATGATAGCCTGTTTCTGTTCTCTGGCATCAAGGGAAACGCGAACGGCATCAAGTCCATTGAAGGCATCACGACGTTTTGGGGCGAAGAGGCTCAGGCATTCAGCCAGTCGAGCATCGACACACTGATCCCGACAATCCGCGCGCCGAATTCGCGCCTGATCTGGACATGGAATCCAGACCTGGAGACGGACCCGGTTGATGTGTTGCTGCGTGGCGAGAAAGGACCGCCGCCGAATTCCATCGTGCGTGAAGTGAATTATGACGACAACCAGTGGTTTCCCGAAGTCCTTCGCGCTGAGATGGAATATGACAAAGCGCGCGATCTCGACAAATATCTCCACGTCTGGCGCGGGCAATATCGGCGCAATTCCGAGGCGCGCGTGTTCAAAAACTGGACGGTCGAGGCATTCGACACGCCAGCCAATGTGGAATTCAGGCTTGGTGCCGACTTCGGGTTCTCGATTGACCCATCATGCGCGCTTCGGTGCTGGATCGACGGGACAAGGATTTACGTTGACCATGAGGCATGGGGGCTTGGCGTCGAAATTGTCGATCTGCCAAAGCTGTTCATGTCAGATCGGAAGAGCGTCGTGTAGGGAAAGAGTGTAGATCTCGGTGGTCGCCGTATCATTAAAAAAAAAAA